GCGGCGAATATAACAAAATTTACGAAACAATCTCTCGCCATCTTTCGCAAACGCATGGAATCAAAATACCGGAGTGGCCGAGCAAATGATCAAACAAATAATCCGGGAGAGCTGGGTTCAATACGCTCACCGAAAGCACACTGGGAAGGCATTTAACTCCACTACTATTGTGAGTGATGGTTCCGGGCAGATAACCGGGACGATGGGCGAAATGGCGTTCGGCAGGTGGCTTATGGATGCCGGTATTGATTTCGATTATTGTGCAGATGATTCTCTCGATTATGACTTTATTGCTAGCGGCTATAGAATCGACGTAAAGACTAGCAAGAGCATCGGAGAGCCGAAAGATTACTACACGCTCAGAGTGCCGAATTCGCAGAGAAATCAGCAGTGCGATTTGTATGTCTGGGCTTATCTATCGGAGGGCGCTGTTTATCTGCTTGGATTTGCTGAAAAATCGGATTTCTGGGAGTCGGCTGGATACCCGGTCAAGAAGGGAGACCCAGGTATCGGGAAGCATATCGAAAAGACCGACGCGCAGGTGATAGTGACCAAAGATTTGCAGGATATGGAGCGGCTTGAAATAGTTCTGAACAAAGCAGATGCGAACTAGACGCTGCTCGCTGTGCAGAAAGAAGGTTGAAGCCGAATCAGCAGTTATCGGCAGCTTGAAGGCATTTTGCTGCATGGAACATTTAATCGAGTTCTCTCGCAGCGACGCAGCCAAGAAAATCGCCAAGAAAGCAGAGAAGAAAGAATTCAAAGAGACAAAAGAGCGGCTCAAGACTCGATCAGACCGCGTAAAAGAGGCCCAGGCAGCGTTTAATCGATATATTAGGGCTAGGGATAGGGATAAGCCGTGCATCTGCTGTGGGCGCTCCCAGGGCGATATAAAGCACGGAGGGGCGGTCGATGCTGGGCATTATCGAAGCCGAGGATCGGCTCCTGGGCTAAAATTTAATCTTTTTAATTGTCACAGTCAGCTCGCATATTGTAATCGGTATCTATCAGGAAATTTGGTAGGATACCGGGCAGGGCTGATCGAGCGTATTGGGCTGGATAGAGTCGAAAGGCTGGAGAATGACAACTCGCCAAGACGATTTGATGCCGAGTATCTTGATCGGTTGAAAAAAGTATTCACAAAAAGAGCCAAATTGTATGAGCGAAAATTCCGATAATCTAAAAGAAAAACCCTGCAAACGCGGTGGAGTGATGGGGCAAATTGTCGGATTCGATTACCGCTCAACAGATGGCGAGTATCATCGTTACCGTGTCGGATGGTATTGCAAAGACTGCAAAGAGTTCGAGAAAGCCATTCTTCGCGAGCGCCAAATCAATGAGGTAGATGATGCTCGGAGATGAGAGATTGATCGATAGAAGCAAAGAAAAAGACGAACTTCGGCAGATTATTAGTAAGCACGTCGCGGAATATCTCGCCAGGGGCGGCAAGATTACAAAAATACCAGCAGGAAAATCGACAGAATGGCTCAATTTGCGAGAAGTGGCGTTCGAAACCCGGAATGAGCGAGTCAGAATTAGGAAAGAAAATCGAGAAATGATGCTAAAGCGTCTCAGCGAAAAGAAATAAAAAAAGCCAGAGCGGGAGGTCTCTGGCTCTTTTTTGGAACGCAGTATATACTGTGACCAGTCGGGCGAGTTTATGGACTCTGCCGATGCACTACTCAAGGTTAGCCCATCGGGTTCCGATGCAGGAATTATCGCAACTGATAGTGTATCGCGTCAAGAAATACCACAATATATAGCGAATCTGACTACAAATTGGCGTAATTTGCCAATCGGTGCGATGAATTCAGACCGGAAACTCTGAATATGCCGAGCTGGGGCTTTAACCAGCGGCTGAAAGGCGACGATCGAACACTCACTAATGCGATGCCCGTCCTTCCCGTCTGACGGCTCGCGCCCATAGAGTTAAACTCGGCAGAGTGTGAGATATTTTATCCAAATGCCGCAGCTCAAGAAATTGAGCGGGGAGTCGATTCACCAGTGTGGATCGGGATATTGAGTATCCGGCCAGTTGGCCGTCGCTTCGGCGAACGTAGGGACTAGCAGTAGGATATAGCTGCTGTCTCTATGGGAGAAAAAGACGGGGCGTGGCCGTCGTTTAGAGAACCAACAAAAATGTTCGTCGGGAGGCGAAGACTATGGAATTAAGAGAGCATCAAAATACAGCGATCGAAATGATCCGCGACTCATTCAAGCAGGGTAATCGCCGGGTAATGCTGGCGGCTTGCTGCTCTTTCGGGAAGACCATTACTGCAGCTTACATGATGAAGTGCGCGGCAGCGTCCGGGCGTCGCGTCATGTTCATGGCAGACCGTGTGAAGCTGGTCGAGCAGACGATGGACGCATTCGAAGCTATGGGGCTAGACTTCGGAGTGATCCAGGCTGATCACTGGAAGACCGATCCAAGCAAACAAATCCAGATCGCATCGATTCAAACCATCGCCAGGCGCAGAAACCCGCCAGAGTTCGATTTCGCCATCGTTGACGAAGCGCATACGCCCTGGAAGACAGTTACCGCGCTAATGGATCGCTATACGAACGTCAAATTTGTGGGACTCTCGGCGACCCCATACTCAAAAGGGCTTGGAAAATACTGGGACGATCTGGTTATTCCGTGTACCGCTGCTGATCTACTAAAGCAGGGTTATCTCGCCCCGGTTCATTATTACGGCGGCGCGAAGATCGACACGAAGGGACTCAAAGCGAAAGCTCTTTCGACTGGCGGCAGCGACTTCGATCCCAATGATCTAGCTCGGGCTACAGAAGAAGACCAGCATCTCACTGGCGATATTATTCGTAATTGGCTAGAACACGGAGAGAACTCGCAGACGATCGCATTCTCGCCATCAATCAAGCACTCGAAATACCTGGTAGAGATGTTCCGAGACGCCGGAGTATCAGCGCAGCATATAGACGGCTATACCGACGAGAAGACCAGAGCCGAACTCTACCAAGGGCACGAAGCCGGAGAGTTTAAGATTCTCAGTTGTTCCAAGCTGCTCGGAGTTGGATACGATAGTCCCAGAACCCGTTGTCTCATAGATTGCTCGCCAACAAAGTCGGCCATCGCCTACCAGCAAAAAGCGGGAAGAATCCAAAGACTGCACGAATCTAAGCCGTATGCCATCTATCTCGATCACGCCGGGAACGTCGGACGCTTCGGCTACGCTCACACGATGGAAGTGTCAGAGCTGGACGATGGAGATCGAAAGTTCGCAGAGAAGAACCAGTTAGAAAAGAAAGATAAAAAGGACGCGACGACCAGAGAGTGCCCGCGATGCCAAAAGATCATGATGGGCCTTCGATGCTCCTGCGGCTACGAGCTGACAATCACCGAGCGGCTCGAATCGGACAGCACGATGCTAGTTAGGATCGACGACAAGCCCAAGAAAGCGGGTAAGTACGAAAAGGCAATGTGGTACTCGAATCTGCTCCGATATAGCCGTCAAAAGGGCTGGAAGGACGGCTGGGCTTCGCACAAATACAGGGCTAAGTTTGGCGTCTGGCCGAAAGGTTTATCGGTAAATTTATCGGCAGAAATCGTCCCGGAAGTCGCAAACTGGATAAAATCGCAGCAAATAGCCGCTGCTAAGTCGCGGAAATATAACAAGTTTTAAAAATAATCAACAAAAGTGTGATAAAAACGAACAAAAGTGTTGCGTTAATAATGTAGCCAGGGCATAATTCTCTCACTTACTTAAAAACACACAGGAGAACGACCATGTCAATGACCCGCAGAGAAATTGAAGACTTTTACGAATTTTGCGAGACACTAGACTTTGGTGATTATGACAAGGTTATGGTGCTTGACAGCAGTATACAGGCCTAAGCAGACGAGGTGACAGGATGAAGCTAACAGCGGAACAGATCGAAGAAGTAGTGGTGGAGGCTCTTATAGAGGATAGGGAGAGCCTAGAGCAGGAGGAGATGTCTACACCGTACACTCACGAGGACTACGAAGACCGCATAGCCGAGCTAGAGAAGGATTTAGAGCAGTCCATTGAGCATATTGATAACTTGCAATTTTGCTCAGAAGAGCGCGGTTTTTTTTATTGCCCAAACTGTGGTGAAGGAACCAAGCATACAAAAGATTGCTACATTGGTGTGTTCTTGGACAAGCATAAGCCCTAGACCATCACATTACTGATTATATGGAGAGTGAGAATGGAAGATGAATTAGATATGTTGTTTAGATGGCATGAAATTGATGACCAGAAGTTGCTAGAG